AAACAATTAATCCAGCCTATCGAATACCAGCAACACTTAGATACAATTGAATCGAACATACATAATTCATTATCTAATTAACCAGCATGTCCGGAGTATTTAAGATAGTCAGCGTATCCGATCAAAAGAAGATCGAAATTAAAAACCTGGTAGAAGGCAAAAAACCAGTCTATCCGTCAACTTGGTTTTCTGAAAACCCAGGTAAGCCTAAATGTATCATTCCCAAGATTAACACTGATATGAAAATTATCCGAGAGCATTTGAAGAACAGTGCAGAGAACAATGAAAAGGTTAACTTCAATATAGCTATGAAGTTCATGGTGGAAACTATGCGTCGAGTTGAGGAAACGAACCCAAAACGCTGGGTCTCCTACAACGTTGAAATTGCTGCAGAGGGAGCGAAGGTTTCTCCTTTATCCCTGATCGAAATTATCGAAGGGGCCGAAACTCAGCAAGATATCCAGGCAGGATCTGGCTTACCGGAAGACGATCCATTGGACAAGTGGTTAATGATATGGTTATTGTCCGTGTATAGAGTTGACAAAACAAGCGATCTCAATTATCGCAAACAGGTATGTGATCTTATTGAAAGGCAAATGAGCTTAACTGGTATTGTTACAGAGAACTTGAGCATTGAATCTGTCGCAACTCGTCACGCGAGTTGGGTCACCGACCAATCATTCCGTGTCTTAGTAGCAGCCATAGACATGTTCTTCTTCAAATTTGAAAAGAACATTTGGGCTCCACTGAGAGTCAGCACAACTAGTTCAAGATTTAGGGATTGTGCGGCATTGGTATCATATGGTATGATTGCAGGGGTTATGGGTCTCAAGAAACAGGGAGAACTGGCATTATGGATGTTTACATCATCATTGGCAGAGGAATTGAAGCAAATGTTTTCGACTAACGAAGAATTTGATATAGAGGAATCTTATTTCCCATATCAAATGGATTTCGGGTTGACTCCCAGGAGTCCATATTCTTCCCGAATGAATCCATGCATCTACTTCTTTTCCCATGTCATAGGAGTCCTTCAAGGAGAGAAGAGGAGCCAGAACGCTCGAATGACTATCCAAAAAGATGTCATTGGTGTTCTTCATAATGCCAGACTAGTCGGTTACGTTTTTATGAGCCGATCTGGCAGAGCTATTCAATTCATTCCAGACGACGCCAATGCCGCAGCAGTCCTAAATCAGGCGCAACCAACTGATAATGCATCAGAGGAACTAAGCATGGACATGGAACCTTCCAATCGCTCACCCACCGATTGGTTCACTTATTATGACAACTCTGACGGACAGCCAAATAATAAGATGATAGCTGTATTTCGTTCAGTTATGTCAACTCTTATTAATCAAAGACAAGACACCATTGGGGAATTCTTGAGAACAAATCTCTACAGATAAATTGTAACACCAATTACATGAAAAAAATGGAGACTCCGAGGGGTAAGATACGTGGTAGAGTCAATAAGACTCGAGTCAACAACAAGGATGTTTGCGATATGCTGAATAATCGAGGAGGTAATCTCATTAAAACTGTGGAAAATACTCTAATGAGAGACAATGATATGATGGATGAATCCGAAGCTCCCTCAACATCTGGAATGAATCCAAACTCTGTTTCTGATCCAAACGATATCCCTCTCGATGTCCTTGAAACAGGGAAAGAATTGTTGGAGGTAGTCGACCAGGAAGAAGACTCCGAAATGGAATGTGAAGAGATTCTCAGTGTGAGCGAGGTAGGAGGTAAGGTATATTTCAGTGTTCCCCCTTCTAAGGTCTGGACGTCAGAACAAGTGGTAATGTTCGCTGCCCAATTTATGGAGATCATCAAGGGAATGAAATCCGAGAAGATGGACTGTGTCCCAACTCCCTCTGCAAAGAAGGATTCACCGGAATCGAAGAAGCCCAAAATTACTACTCCTGTTCCATCAACAAAGTGCGACATACTCAAGAGATTGTCGGAAGGAGTAGTATTAAAACCCATTAAAATCGGATTAAAACCTATCAGAGTTACTTTAGATAACCTGGGGGTCAGTTATCAAGAGGCAGAGGAAATTCTAAAGCGACTGGAGGATGCTTCCATCATTTCGTTGATCCGGTCGATCAAAATATCCAAGGGCCAGAACGGTAGGTTTTTGAGTAACTACAAGGAGTAGAGTATTGAGATTTTACAGAAGCATGAAAAAAAGTAACACACCATCTACAATGTACGAAGCAATTATCTTAATCCTTTTAGCGTTAGCCTCTGCCTCAGGAAGGGTCTTAGAAATCGAGTGCAACTCCGCTAATGCCACTCAGGATGGACCCTACGATGTATTGTCTACCGAGTATCATGGATGGATTAAACTAAATGACCCCTTCTACGTAGAACAGACTATCAATATCCATGCCGTTTACAACACAACCCATAACATGACTTATACACAAATCTGTGAGACAAATGACAAAGACTTTCAAACTCCGGGATTTATCGATCCTTTCAAGCTACATGAAATCCACAGAAAGGTTGTAACGAAAATAAGTGGATTTTTGTATTCAAACGAGGAAAACAAAGATGACGAAACGAAAGGTGGTCAGCCTGATGTCTTCGAAGAGGAGGATGAGTCTCCAAATCAGACGTTTGACTTCATACCAATGCCTCCCCCCACAACATCTCCTAGACCTCAGCGATCTCTAAATGCAGCTATCACCGTCAGAAATATTCACAAGATGAAAAGAACTTACCCTGAGTTGAGGCGAGATCTTGCACTTGTAGATGATGATGAAGTTGTTCCGGAAGCCTACATTCCTCCGAGACGGAAAAGCTATATCCGGTATGTCTACAATCGTTTAATTTCGTTGGCCAAATCTAAACATCCGGTTAAAACTACAATAAAAGAAGAAAAGAAGGAGATCTTGAGGGCAAGAATCTTCAAACTGGAGCGTCAGAGAGATCAGGTGGCCCTGCTGTTCACTATCCAAGTACTGTACTCTGTAAAGAATCCGTCCAGTTACTGTCAGAAGATAAAGAGTGTACGAGCAGCTATAAAATGTTTTGCCCACCACTACGATGAGTTGATGGATTCTCCCGATTATAGTACAGCAGCGCATTATTTCCACGAATTGATTAATCTAGAAGCTAAGGTGGCATCGGAGTCGAAGTTATTTTATACTTATTTAGATAGTCATATTCCTCTTACCACATGAAAAAAACTAACACAGAGATCAAGACTCCACCAACATCAAAGATGAACTTCAACAACTTTTTATCATCCTTCGGAAAACAAAAAGGTTCCCCCGAAAAGAGAGATTTATCTGTTGGATTATATGGACCCAGTGCCCCATTTGAAAGTATTTCTGATTCGTTAAATGTATTCGAATATACAGAGGATGACTATAGGCCCCTACCTGAAACCATTCCTGATGTGTCAAAAACATGGAGTGTTGTCGGACGTATGGAGTACTTAACAAATAGAAAGGTAAGCTCCTGGGAAGACGTACTAGAGGACTTAGACGTCATATTGGATGAATACAGAGGGTCTGTATTATATAGAGAAATCTTCATCATCTTCTATTATCTCATGGGTACGCATTTACGACCAGTTCAGTCCCCAGGTGGAGGACTGAGGAAGTTTAGAATCGATATGGAAGCAAGAGTAAATCTAGTGCATGGGTTCAAATTGGATAATGATAAAGAAAAACAAATTAATTGGACTTACGATTCTATGAAAAGCATCCGTAAATGCAGAATTACATACATGTGTTCTTTGAAAGATACCAATCGGAAGGGTATGCCATTTAAAACTATGTATCTCTACCCATCACTAGAGGGAACTCCGACTCCAGACCTGAAGAAGCTGTTGGATCCACACAACATCTTCTTTGAAGATCTTGGGGACAACTACAGGTTCTACAAGTAATCCCATCTAACCTTCATTTCATTTAAGTATAATGTGATTTACTAACATCATCATGAAAAAAATCAACACACGTGAAGTGAAAATAACAAAAATGTATGCAAAACTTTTAATAGCGAATGCTTTGTTGATTGTCACCATATTATGTGATATCCTATATCCGACGGATTTCAGCCACAATCTATTGCCTGTTGTTCCTGAAAAGGTACTATGTCCGGTAGGCCACTTACATCGTTATCCTGAGGCTGTCAACCAATTTAAAGTTTCTTATTCTAGACTTGCAGGATTCAGTGAGAAGAAAGTAAAAGGTAAGTTATGTCACAAATTTATCCTGACTACCACTTGTGATGAAGATATTTTATGGTCAAAATCAATCACCTATACAATGCAGAATGCAAAGATAGATCCTTCTGAATGTTATTCGGCGGTGAAAAAAGCCGGAGATGTCCTGGACACCGTTGTTGAACATCCCCCTCCAGCATGCTCATGGGCTCAAACTATTTCTATGAGTTCGGAGTTTGTCCAAGTTAAAGATCACCCGGTCAGTTATGACCCTTATAGCGGTAATCTGGTTGATGCAATTTTCCCAGAAGGAAAAACCTTTGATACAGAACATCATACAATATACGATTCAGGATACTGGGTCATAGGAGAGTCCTTGGATCCGGAGAAATATACACAGTTTGAGCATGGATTTGGTGTTATCTACTTCCCGGATGACTGGAACCCCCGTGAGTTACTGATAGAGAATGCGCGGTTTTGGTCAGAAAGGTTTAGAGAGAGGGACTTTGTAGGAGCTTGCCGACTAAAATTTCGAGGGGAAGAAGGAGTGAGATTTAGAAATGGAGAGTGGTTCTCTTTCTCATTTGTCGAAGAACGTCATAAATCTTATTTCGTCTGGTGGAGTAATTTGAGTATTTGCAGGTCTGCAGAAAGTCGGGTGAAAATTGCTGACACATATGAGAACGAACATCACACCGTGGAATCTTTAGCAGCTCTTATGTTTTATGATAGGTGTCAATCATCTTTGAGTAAATTGCGGAATAACATGGCTCTCACTCCATTAGATGTCTCATACCTAGCTCAGACGTATCCTGGTGTTGGTCCGGCGTACATTATAACTAATACTGGGTTAAAGATGTTTTTGTCTCATTATGAGCTCATCAAAAAGTATAGTACATACGATGGACAATCTATAGGAAAAACCTCAGCTGAGAAAAATGTGATATTCGGGAATTGGACTGTGCGATCGAATATTACCCACGGTCCAAATGGACTAATACTTAAAGGAAATCAACTCATATTCCCCGCTTTCTCCGAAATGAGATCTCAGATAGAGACTGAATTAACACAAGAAATCACCCTAGAGGAAGTCCACATCACGGAGATAGTAAACGGAACACATAAAATTATGACTTCTTTCGACACAATTCACCGAAATCCTGACCAGATAGATGTTTTACATGTCGTACAAACCGGTGTAAGCTCTATCAGCAGATGGATTGGATCTATAGGGGCAAAAATAGTAACTTACACTATAGTAATTGTTGTGTTGTCACTAACCGCCTACCTGGCTGGTCTGTTGGCTAAGAGATACTGCCGGATCAGATCTCAAACGAACTCTCAGGTGCTCATACCATTATCGACCATCCGTCCTCAGATCAGGACAAACTCTGACACGCCAATGTGGTTCAACTAACCCCAACTTCTATGGCTACATTTAAACTTCTTGCGACAAAAGCCATGAAAAAAACTAACAATTCATCAAAATTCTATTTTTATAAATTTTGAGTCAACTATGTCTTTTTCTGAGCTTTTAAATGAGGATCATCTCTGGGTAGATGATTCTGAGTCATCTTTCTCATTTGATGATCTTACAGATTACGAAATTGAAGTTAACGACTATATGGGCAACTTACCGAAGATGGAACATCTAAACAACGTAGATTATTCCTTGAACTCTCCCTTAACTATTGATGAAACTGTCGAATTCTTGGATTATTGTTTAACAGGAAGAGCTGGGAAGAGATGGAACATGAAAAAGTGGATAGCACGGAAGGAAATCTTCACACCTTTTCTTCAAAAATATAGATACAAAGACCCTGCAAAAAATCACCAATGGGTAGGATCCTTAGGATTTACAAAAAGCCTCGATTTAAAACTTGCTAAGTCATTTATCTCAATGGTCAATAAAGATGCTGCGGACACATCAGAGGTTGTCATTGCATTCCTAAAAACTTGGCTTAAAAAAGATTACCAGTACAGACATCGAGACAAGATCCTTGATAGAATCATGAAGTGGTGTCAATTCTTCCTGGAATTTCATCAAATCACCCTCATCTTGAACTCATGCTCCAAAGAAGAGCTAAAGTACCTTGTCACAAAAAACCAAGGGAAACTCTTACAAGGAAAATCAGACTCCATAGGAGCATTGGTACAAACTCACAATTTCGGATCTGTTGTCATTTCTGAAGGTTTTTGTTTCTTCCTACAACATGAAATCGTGGCTGATAGGAATCTAATTCTCATGGTTAAGGATATGTGTGCAGCTCGCTTCCATTCTCTTCTGAGTCTCATGGGAAGATATGATGAGATGTTTCCGGAGAATGCTTGGGCGATTCTAGACAGCTTCTATAGGGAGGGTGATAAACTCCTTATGTCAAAGGGTAATGAAGCATTTGATGTCATCAAATTGATAGAACCTGCTTGCAATCTGAGACTAACCCAACTAGCCCGCATGCACAGACCTCTAATACCAGAGTTTGAGGATTTTGGGCTTCATGTGCATAAATCGATTGATACAGTGTGTGAAAAGCTCCGTGTCAAAAAGGACCTGTTTAAAATGATTGAAAATTGTGAGAATGTTGAGATGGTCCTGACAATGTATGGATCATTCCGACATTGGGGACATCCGTACATTGATTATCTGAACGGGTTGAGGCTGTTGCATTATCAGGTCAATTGTGAAAAACAAATTGATACAAATTACGCTAATCAGCTTGCTAGTGATTTAGCATATATAGTGTTGCATGATCAATTTAAGAAGAAGAAAACATGGATGGTGGATATTGATCAGATGGATAGGAACAATCTTATGTATCCATTCGTGAAACAAAATACATGGCCTACACCTGCTTTGATAGATGACTTCGGTGATCACTGGCATCAATTGCCGCTCAAAAAATGTTTTGACATACCGGATATGTTTGATCCTTCCACGTTGTATTCAGATAAGAGTCACTCTATGAACAAGAACGAGGTAATCGATTTTATGAGAAAGAACCCTGATCAGCCGATTCCTTCAAAGAAGGTTTTGTACACCCTACTCACTAGGCCTTCTAGAGATTGGCCAACTTTTCTGAAACAAATCAACGATGAGGGTCTCGATATCAACGCCTTGATAATAGGCTTAAGAGAGAAAGAAAGAGAAATCAAGATCAATGGCCGATTCTTTTCTCTGATGTCCTGGGATTTACGAGATTATTTTGTTATAACGGAGTATCTGATTAAAACCCATTTTGTTCCCCTCTTTTATGGACTGACAATGGCTGATGATATGACAACAGTAGTACGCAAGATGATGGAAAACACCAGTGGACAGGGTTCTGATGATTATGAGCACATAGGAATTGCCAATCACTTGGATTATGAAAAGTGGAATAATCACCAAAGATACCAATCTACAGAACCTGTATTCACAGTCATGGGCAAATTCCTCGGATATCCGAATTTAATTGCGAGAACTCATGAGTTCTTCGAGAAAAGCTTCATTTACCACGGCGGTAGAGCAGACTTAATGAAGATCTCCAACGGCAACATAGTTAACAAGGATCCCAGTAAGATGGTATGCTGGCAGGGCCAGAAGGGCGGATTGGAAGGACTTCGACAAAAGGGGTGGAGCATATTGAATCTATTAGTCATTCGAAGGGAAGGACAAGACCGGAACACCCGAATCCGATGCTTAGCTCAAGGAGATAATCAGGTTATCTGTACACAATATAAACTTCAAAAATTTCGAACTGAAGAGGAGCTGAAAACCAACATAACCAACATCGTTGCCAATAATCAATACATTTTAAAGAGAATCGAAGATGGAACAAAGAAAATCGGTCTCATGATAAACCAAGATGAGACCATGCAGAGTGCGGACTATTTAAACTACGGGAAAATTCCCATATTCCGGGGGAATATGAGGAACTTGGAGACAAAGCGATGGGCCCGTGTTACCTGTGTCACAAATGATCAAGTACCCACTCTAGCAAATACCATGTCTACTGTATCCACAAATGCATTGACCGTTGCTCACTACTCAGCTAGTCCTATAAATGCCATGTTTCATCTCAACTTTCTTTCCAATTTTGCTAGAAGGCTGATAGAAGATCACAATCCAGCTATCCGGGCATCTGTGCGGGAGAAGTTGAAAGATCCTGAGAAGTTAGAGACAAGAGAGCACAAGATTGCAACAGCTTACCTTGATCCATCTCTTGGAGGTGTGTGCGGAACCTCTCTAACAAGATTCCTTATTCGTCAATTTCCGGACCCTGTAACTGAAAGTTTAACATTCTTGAAAATGGTCTATCGCGGAACCTCTAAATTGTGGTTGAGGAAACTCATATGCGAAATGGGAGAGATCCCGGTCACCTTCGCCAAGCTGGCTGATAAAAAGAAATTAATAGAAAACCCACTCTCACTAAATATCCCTAGAGGAGTCGACATCCTAACGATGATAAAGAATAAGATCAAAGAAAAACTATTAAATGAGAGACATAAAGTAAAAAACGGATTGATCCGGGGAGCGCTAGATTATCATAAGAGAGAAGAAGATAGCCTGTATGCATTTTTATTCTCCATCAATCCTTTATTCCCTAGATTTGTCAGTGAATACAAATCAGCTACATTTCTCGGTATAACGGAATCCTTAATTGAGCTGTTTCAAAACTCTAGAACAATAAGGAACGTTTTTTCTAAGCATTTGTCTCGGGAGCTAGACTCAATCATGGTAAAAAGTGAAGTCATATCATATGCCGTTTTACTTAAATTCGGAACTAATCGTCATCCTAAGACGTTGTGGAAATGTTCCGCAACCTATGCAGATCTTCTTAGGAAAGCTTCATGGGGTCAAAAAATATTGGGAGCAACCGTCCCTCACCCAGCAGAGTTTTTGACTTGCACTAAAATCAAATCAGGAAGATGCCTAAAATGCGAACAGCCTGGTGAAGCCGCTCTATATGTGGGACTGATAATACCAGACGGATTAAAAGATTATTGGAGAGTTAGAGGACCATATGCAGCCTATTTGGGATCTTCAACAAATGAATCTACAAGTATTTTGAGACCTTGGGAAAAGGAAACAAACATCCCCATGCTTACCAGAGCATCAAATCTTAGAAAATCAATTGGATGGTTTGTTCTTCCCGAGTCCAATTTGGCAGAATCAATATATCAAAATCTACACGCCTTGACCGGAGAGGACTGGGACAGAGTATCCGCAAATTTCAAAAGAACGGGTTCAGCTCTCCACCGTTTCCGCTGCTCGCGTCAAAGTTCAGGCGGATATGCAGCCCAAAGTCCTGTTAAATTAACCAGGATATCCACCACCACAAGCACTTTGCAAGATCTCGGAGACCAAAATTATGATTTTATGTTTCAAACCTGTATTCTTTATGCACAGATGACGGCTGGAGAATTACACGATGGAGATCCTCACTATGGGGGATATCACTTTCACTTCGCCTGTGTTGAGTGTTTGAGGCCTATTGATGAACCTATTTTAGACACAGAGTCTACCTACAAACATAAGGATATATACACCCTTCTTAATAAATGGAAACCAGAGAATTCCGCTTGGTTCACTTCTCGGATGATACCAGAATTAGAGGAAGGCGACTGGTCTAAAGTCCCACCCGCAGAGAAATCATTCCACATTGGGAGGGCAGAAGGCTTCTTATTTGGGGAGAAGTTAACTACAGGTCGGTCCACTGCTGTGGAAGGAACATTGTTTCCTTTAACCTTAGCTAAAAAGGTTAATCCAGTGCTATACTGTGATGGATTATTAGATGGTTTATTGAGAGCCTCATCTCTAAATGTTATATTTCGATATTCCGTGAATGAGCTGAAAAATCCTAAAGCAGCATTAATCGGAGGAGTACTCTTCTTAGTGTCTAGGATCTCCGAGGACTTAGCTCTACAAAACTTGTGGCGAGAGGAACGATTTCTAATGCTCTTTATGAGTATTCCTCACCGAACCCCTCCATCATATCCATTAAAGGGACAGGATCTGGGCAGCCTTGGAAGAAATTACTTAGAACATAGATTGCTCAGATTGGCCTCAATTTGGGTGAGAACTGCTGTTGAGAAAACAACTGTATGGCTATTCTCCGATATGGGCGACTTGCGATCAGCCGGGTTACTGGGTCTATCTTCGCAACTTGTCAAGATCCTTTACACCAATCATCTCACTGAGAGAACAAAGAACCAAATTAGGGAGCGTATGAGCATCATTGTCGCCCTTCGAACAGAATCTGATCTAACCTCTGATCAGGTCAGGTGTGTGTTAACAGGAGTATTGACCACAGATAGTGAAGTCAGACACGCAGCCAAAGATATGTCTAAATATATAACTCCGTCAAAACGACATGTGAATGAGAATGCATGGGGACCGGAGCTAGCCTGTGACATCTACAGTGTTGAGCTGCCTTATTCCCCCGACCCTGGAGCTCCAGAGGAAAATATGTCGATACCGCGTAAACAAAATCCATTGATCTCCGGTCTGAGACTCTTTCAGTGCGCAACAGGTTCTCACTATAAAGTGAGATCTATCTTGATATGTCTCAATATACAAATAAGAGACGCACTGTGTGGTGGAGACGGATCGGGAGGTATAGGATCGATGGTTTTAAGACTTTCTTCTAGAAGTCGGCTAATCTTCAACAGCCTGTTAGATCTATCCGGAGTCAACTTAAGAGGATCCAACCCTGCCCCACCGTCTGCGATAAATATGGTAGAAGAAGTTGCTGATCGATGTGTTAACCTTAAAACTGCCTGGCTAAATCCACACGATTTAACTGATTCTGAAACATGGCTTTACTTCATTGAATTAAAGAAAGAACATGGTCTACACCTGAATCTGATTGTATTGGATATGGAGGCAAAAGACAACGGGGCGATCAGAGACATCATCAAACATCTTAAAGACCATATGTACCAACTCTTAGAATCCAAGTGCACAGTTATATTTAAGACATATGGAAAGTTTTTATTAGATGCTGAATTGTCCTGTGTCAGCATCTTAGGCAGCTTTTTTGCAAGGACCTGCCTCACCTTTACGGAAGTCTCCTCGTCCTCTACTTCTGAAGCATATGTTGTATTTCAGGATCTTCTTGATGGACAAATTACTCATATGCATCCCGACTGGAAAGTAGTCAAAACATTTGTAAAAAGTCTCCCTGTGTTCCAATCTGAATCAGATGAATTTGCAAGAGCGTTGCAACTCAAGAAATATAACTTCATGATGGGAGTTCCAGAAAGATATCAAACTGATGTTTTATTGGATCTAACAGACTTATTTCGATCCTTGGGTGTCGAGACCGGAGTTTCATATAAGATCGCTTCCTATCTGTACTCAAAACGTTTTACAAACACAATCAGTGAAGTGGTTGTGGCTATGATAGTAGCTTGTAATTCTTTAATCTCCATTACCAGAGGTTTCCCCTGTCCCCCACGTCCCCCATCTGATCCAGACGTGCTACATCTCGGTGTCATATTCGTTGGGGTGGGACTATGGTCATCATACGTTTGCGAGGAAATATACCCCTATGTCAATGCCAATGCTGTTATGGAGGGAGTTTTCCCTTTCTCCTGGTCATATTATAAAGATAATGGTTTCCATTACCATCAGTGGTCCATAAGCCAAAATCTTCATGTCAAGAAACATCTACATCTTGATTCCAAAATGGCTTCCATCGGTCAGGTGATCAGAATATTACGACGAAGCTTCCCATCTAATCTATCCCCAATGGATGTCAAAACAATGAATGCCGACTTACAAACATTTAATCGCCATCTCAAAGTAGAATATTTCGAACATTTAACCGGAGTTTTAGGATCAATGTTCTCAGACTATCTGAATGCTACATCCACACAGTCCAACCCTACATTTTCGAGCCCAGATTTGGGAGCAACCGTTCCCCACTATACGTCCTAAATTAGATCATGAAAAAAACAGGCAGATCTGTCGTTACAGCCATAAATCAGGAATAAAAAGTAAATCCCACCGTTTTCTCTGCTTTGTAGATTCCCAATATTAACGAGGAAATTGTATGAAGTTGGACTATGGATCGGTTTTCT